GGGCTGTTCTCCTACACTTATTGTTGTCGATAACCTAATGGATATTGCCAATGATGGTGGAGAAGAGTTTGCTAACATGCGCTCAACACTTAAAGAACTTAAGTATTTAGCACGTGATACTAACTCAGCAGTACTAGTACTACACCATACCAAAGAATCATATAGCGGTAACCCATGTCAACCACGCTCTGCGTTGCAGGGAATGGTTGCACAGTTACCAGCATTGATTTGTACTATTGGTACTAATGCACCGGGCTACATAGCAATAGCCCCTGTTAAGAACCGTTATGGTAAAGCTGACCCATCAGGGGATACGGCTTATTGGTTACAGTTTAATCCTGAAATAATGGACGTCTCAGATATACCTGAAAGGGCATAAGATGACTACATCACCATGGATACAACCTGACTCACCTGATTGGGATACCTTCCCATATGAGGATGATGAAGATGATGACTAAACACATAACAGAACTTAAACCTGATTATACAAGGGCGATGGATATCCGTGGTGAACCAACCAGGGTGTGCGTCTGTGGATGTTTTATTTGGAACCTAAAGGTATCATTTGATGAAGATAATACCATTGGCTCATATTTTCTAGATATGGAGTGTGCTGACTGTGGAACACAGGCAACCGCCCCTACTGAGGAGTAATAATGAAACTAAATACATATGTTTGGATAATGGCACTTGTGGTCTTTGTGGGAACTTTGCCACACGCTGTGGGTGCGATGTTTTTGAGAGCACAGATTTCTATCACAGAGATGGAACCATGCAAATTACCAATAGTAATGACCAGCATCTCTCAAATGAAAAAGATGGCTAAGCAAATTGCTAGAGGCAAAGTGCTAGCCACATACAAAAGTAACCATGAATGGAAGTCTTTATTCGTTCTATGGGATAGAGAATCCCGATGGGATTACACCGCAGATAACCCACACTCATCTGCCTACGGCATACCACAAATGCTTAATATGCCCAAAAATACCCCTATGGTAAAGCAAATTGATTTAGGGCTCAAATATATCAAGCACAGATACGGCACTCCATCAAAGGCTTTGGCCTTTCATAATGCCAACGGCTGGTACTGATGAGCAATCCAGCCAAGGCTAAAGGCTCTAAGGCTGAACGAGATGTCGTCAATTATCTTATTGAGAACGGATACCCATACGCCGAAAGGCGTTTAGCAGGGGCGCAAGAAGATAAGGGCGATATCGCTGGCGTTAATGGCGTCTGCATAGAAGTCAAAGACCATGCTAAGATGGCCCTATCAGGCTGGATAGAGGAGATGACACTTGAAACCAAACACGCAAAAGCATGGACTGGTGTGGTTATTCACAAGCGTAAAGGGAAAAGTTCTCCTGCTGATTGGTATGCTAGTATGCCAGTATCTGTATGGCTTGAACTACTTAAGAAAGTTACGTAAAGATGAGAGATAACCCTAACATTGTGGGTATACTGGAGCACTACGGTGCAACAGTACCTACCCGCCGTGGCTGGGCTAAGATGAAGTGCCCATTTCATAATGATTCTCATGCATCCTCTGCAGTTAATTTAGAGGAGAACATATTTAAATGCCATGGCTGTAACTACAAAGGCAACGGATATGCTATCATTATGCTCAAAGAAGGAGTTAGTTTTCATGAAGCAATTACAGTCGCACAGGGAATCGCTGACTCACGCGGCGAAGTACTACCACAGCGCGTTGCACGAGGCGGAAGACTATCTCGCAGAACGCGGTATAACTATGGAACAGGCGACGAAGGTTCGCTTGGGCGTCGTGCTAGAGCCCTTAACGGGCCATGAAGCATACATCAATCGGTTATCTATCCCGTATATCACTAGGTCAGGTGTGGTTGATTTACGGTTTAGGTCATTGGACTTATCGGAGCCAAAGTATATGGGTATGGCCGGTGCGTCTACACATCTCTACAACGTCTCGGCGTTCTTTAGGGCAACAACATACATTTGCATTTGTGAAGGTGAGATTGACACGATTACGCTCGATGTTAGTTGTAATATACCTGCCGTTGGGGTTCCAGGCGTGAACAACTGGAAGAAGCATTACTCAAGATTATTAGGTGATTTTGATAAAGTATTTCTTTTCGCTGATGGTGACAATGCTGGCGCTGAGTTTGGCAAGAACCTATCAAGAGAATTAGGTAATCTAGTAGTAGTGCAGATGCCTGATGGAGAAGATGTCAATTCAATGTATCGAATCCACGGTGCAGAATACTTTAGAAATAAGATTGCGAGTGTGCACTAATGTTAATGCCAGAGGACGGACACTTTGAGTGTGTAGAAGATGACTGTGGGTTTAGCACGTGTGACTTGTTTGAGTTCATGTACCACTGTGGTGTTGAATATAAGTGGGCAGTGCGCTTAGACAAGCGATACTCATTTGATTTATTTGAATTCCTGCAGATACTTAACGACATCATAGATGTTGGTGACCTAGATGCAGCATACGACCACATCCAAAGCGCCACATTATTGATGGTAAACGCTAGCGGGGATGACTTACACGAGTTTATTGAAGAGGCAGTTGTACGCTCTGAGATGGACAATGTGATGGCTGGAGTAGAAGGGTTGCTTAAAGAAAATGAATGACCCAACTCAATTTGATATAGATGTATGGGATGCAACAGAAGGTCTTGCTGAGTTATTAACAAGCAAGCACAGGGACTACGGTCCAAAGAACATTTCACAATCACCAGGTGGTCCACTCAATGGATTACGTGTGCGCATGTGGGATAAGTTAGCACGCATCAATAACTTAATTGAAACCAATGCTGACCCAAAGCACGAATCCCTTGAGGATTCCTTCAAGGATATGGCAAACTATGCAATCATTGGATTGCTAGTACTACAAGGAAAGTGGCCCCAGGAATGAAAAAGATATTCGGACCTTACAAGGGTAGTAAAGCCAATGGTGGCAGACCTATCTATGTATTCAAGAGAAAGAAGAAAGATGGCACAGTGGCTACGACTTCTAGCAATAAGGCTAGAGTTGATTACGAAGAATCCACAGGCAAGACGTTACCAAGAGGAACAGAAGTCGACCACAAAAACAACAAAGGTCGAGCAGGAGATGACAGAATCTCAAATCTCCGAACCATCTCTAAAGGTAAAAATGTAGGATTAGAGAACAAACGTCGCGCTAAAAAAACTGTAAAGAAAGCAGCGAAAAAGACATGAAAACTATAGTTTGCATCTCCGACCTTCAAGTACCGTATCACGATGTAGAAGCAGTCAAAGCAATTGCTAAGTTTATCAAGGCATACCAGCCAGATACTGTTGTCTCCTGTGGTGACGAGATGGATATGCAGACCATCAGCAAGTGGAGCAAGGGCACAGAGTTAGAGTTTGAACGCTCTATGGGTCGTGACCGTGACTTGACCAAGCAAGTGCTATATGATTTAACTGTTGAGCATATGGTACGCAGTAACCATACTGACAGATTGTTTAACACCGTAATGATGAGAGCCCCAGGATTGCTGGGAATACCTGAATTAGAGTTAGAAAACTTCTTGGGTTTGAAAGAACTTGAGATTACATACCACAAAGACCCATATGAATTGGCGCCTGGGTGGTTACTGATGCACGGAGATGAAGGAAATGTTCAGCCAACTGCTGGTGCTACGGCATTAGGATTGGCTAAGCGTTCAGGTATGTCTGTGGTGTGTGGACACACGCACCGCATGGGACTTACCCACCACACACAGACTTATCGTGGTGGTAAGCCTAAGACCATTTGGGGCATGGAATTAGGCAACCTGATGAACTACAACAACGCGAAGTATATCAAGGCTGGGTTGTTCACTTGGCAACAAGGCTTTGGTATACTTCACGTTGATGGTAAGACAGTGGTACCACAAATCGTACCAATTGTGAACAACTCATTTACTGTGGAAGGTAAGACCTGGAAGTGGTAATTGAGCAATATGAGAACTTAATAGCAAATATTGCTTATGAGTTTAGTCGCAAGTTTCAGATGGTGGAAGTCAGTGACATACGCCAAGAGTTGTGGGTGTGGTTCTTTGAGCATCCCAACAAGGTCAGGACATGGGAAGCCTTAGATGGCAAGCAGGCCACCAAACTAATAGCACGTTCACTACGCAACGCTGCTAAGGATTACTGTCAGAAAGAAAAAGCTGCGCGTGTGGGCTACCGCGTAGAAGATAACTATTACTATGATAGAGAACTCATTGAGATGTTACTACCTGCTGTCTTGCGTGGTGATGTGGTAGCACCTGCTCTGACTGAGATGGGCTATCAATCTACCAAGAAGGTAGCCTCCGAAGGTGGCAACTGGTTTGCTATGGTGGGAGATATCAATCGTGGGTTGCATAAGTTAAGTAGCGAACAGTACTACGTGCTATGCTTGCGC